TGTATTTGCTGCTTTTTCGGCATCTGAACTTACATATCCTCCATATCCATCTGGAACACTAGCCAACGCTCCATGTTCAAAATCTAATGCAACGATGGAATTTTTAGGCGTTTGAATACGTGGCAAAAAGTAATCCATTGTTGTTTTCGCAATGTCCATGTTTCCCCAAGTGTCATACCAAATATAGGTATGCGCACGTTTACCTTGAGCAATAGCACTTGCTACTTGCGTTTTATATGTGTATTGTTCATAAATACCGCTAGCATTGTAGCCACCAATCTGGGCAATAGCGAATTTATCATGCGCATAGCCAAAACGACCTTGTTCACCTTGATAAATCGCCCAGTCAACGCCTTGGTCACCTTTTGCGGCAAATACAGCAGTAGGCATAAAAAACAGAGCGACAAGCGCTCCTGCTAAAATTTTCTTTTTCATTTATTTGTCTCCTTTTTATCTGATAAACCAGGCGTTGTATGGTCTGTCACAATTCCTAAAATAGTTAATACAACAAACACTGCATTGACAACATCTAGCAGTTGCTGATTAATCACATCAATTTGAAATTTATACCCAAAAGGAACTGCAACTACTTGAATAACTAGCAAAACTGCAGGAATAAGAGACAACCAGAATTGTTTATTTTTTATTCTTGATTTCCAATCAATCATTTTTATTTCCTCCAATTCCTCGAAAGAGGGTTTTATTTTGTTCTTCCAATCGACTAATGCGCACTTCATGGTTATTTAATCGGTCAACAGCCTGTTTTAGTTCTTTCATGCTATCTTCTAATTGAGAGAAGACATGATAGAATTTCATTAATGCGAAGATAATTCCGCTTAAAAATGTAATCACCGCTAACCATTGTTCTAGTGTTAAGTTCATCCTGCACCTACTTTCTACTTACAATAAAACCGCTTAGCTTTCGCTAAACGGTTTATCTTTAGTTTATTCCATCATTATTTTATGTTTCCGGGAAAGCATCTGCAGTGTACCAACTACCACAAACATAATGATTCCCTTTTCTGTCACTACCAAACCTAATTCCCTTCACGCCTTCCTCATATAATGCTCCATAATTACCTTGAGGATAGGTATATTGCACAGTTGTTAATGCGGTATTCCAATATCCTGCTCTCATTTCTTGATCAATCATAAATCCTTTAGGAATTTTAAAAATTTGGACCATGTTTGGCTTTAATTTTTCTACATCCACCACATTAACTCGCAAATAAGCATCGACCTTATTTCCCTTACGAACTAAAAGAATATTGGTTTCTGCTCCAAAAGCACTTCTGTATGCAGCTTCTACTTCATCCAGTCCTGCTTTTTTGTAAATAAACGTTTCATCTTTTAAAGCAACTTCTTTTCCATTTACTAAAGGAATTTCAGAAAACTCTTTAATCCCACCTATACGCTGGGGTTCAGTTAAATTCACAACATTCGGTGCAAATGCGACTTCTTTCCAGTCTGTCCATGTTGAAGGGATTCCACCAAATTGGCGAATAACAACTGTCCGTTCTGTTTGAAATAATTGTCTGACTCCACCTGAATCTTTATTAACAATCAAGCTTCCAGAGTTTGGTAATGGTTTATTTTCCACCCCTGTAGCTGGAATCGAATAAATACCTGGATCCACAGCATCATTTAAATCTAATATTTTAGAATTTTTCCTTACAAATAGACCATTTTCTGCTTCAGCTTGTTCAATAAATAAATCCTCTGATTCTTTTTTTGTATACGAACTGCCCAATGCTGCGAATTTTTTATTAGATTCTTCTTTAGTATAAGCTCCTACCTGTTCAGAAGTTACCTTATGAGGATTATCAAACTGCTTAGTATGACTATCAATGTTTTCGTGTGAGATTGCGATTCCATCTTCTACATGATTCATGCGTTCAGATGTTACAACTGCACCTAACGCTTTATTCTCTTCTTCTGTCTTTAATTCATCATATGTTTGCCAATGCTGTTTTTCATAAGACATAAAAACACTCCTTAATCATTACTGTCTTTATTAGATAGAACTGCTTTTAAAGCTGCATTTTCATATTCTAACTCTGTTATTTTTTTTAATAATTGATCAATTACTTGTTCTGACGAAATTTCCATTTCTTTTATAGGCATCATATATTCTCCTTTTCCACTATTGAGGTTGGTTCAGTCTAACATCTTCATAATTTTTTCTATATGCAATAATATTCCAAGAAAAAGGTATTTCTGGCTTGTCACTTTTTACAATAAAATAGGTACTCTTTATTTCTTCTACCCAAATTGAACCTTCTCCGTAAGGACTTAACATAACATGGTAGTTTTCATTGTTAGTAAAAATTGTTTCTAAGAAAATAGATTCGATTTCAATTTTTACTTGGCCATCTGATCCAGTTACTGATTTTCCATAATCTGCAAAATAGTATTCTGGAGTTTCATAAGCATTTAATAAACGCTGTCCATAGTTTTCTGTATCAACAAGAGAATTTTTAGAGCCAGTAACACTAAGATTTCCTGTGACACTTGTAGAAGTAGCGGATATACTAATCCTTCCTCCAGATGATCCTAATACTTTAGTATCATTATTCCCTATACTAAAACCACTGCTACTCACATTTAAACTAGGACTCTTACTGGCTGTAGAAGAATAACCAAAGCTCCCAGGTGCAAAATTCAAACTATGACCACTACCAACAACATAAAAATTATCTAAATTAGCTGTCCCTGACATGTTATTAGTGGCGCCAAAAAATGACAAAAATGCTTTATTAAGCTTTTTATTAAATATCGTAAAAGATCCTTCATCTGAAACTTCTAACCTAACATTTCCTTCTTTTTGATTTATGAGAGTAGTATAGAATTTGAAAATTTCTTTTTGATCACTATTTCTTTTCCAAGTAATTGACCCATTATCTTCTATCATCGTGAAATCTTGTCCTATTGACGTTATTGTAGCACTCTTTATTCTTACTCCTTCAATATTAATTGCAGTCAAAGTACCCGTACTAATTGCGCTAGCATCAAGATTAACTACTCTTATTTTACCAGCATCTAAAGTTCCTACTTTTATTGTTCCAGCATCTACAGAACCTATCATCCCGTGAGTAATAATCGCATCATCAATTTTTGTTTGATCTGTTAGCCAAATTTTTGCACCTGTAATTTTAAGCCATTCTTTTCCATCCATTTCTTGACTTAAATTAATTGTTTTCACGATTTCGTCGGAAGGGGTAGAATTTTCAATTTTCTCCTTAATATCTTCATCTAAAGCAGTTGAGGTTTGCATTACCCATTTTCCATCTCTATATATCCAAATTTCAGTATCTGGGCCATTAGGTTTAAACCACAGGTCCCCTTCTTTCGGATTTTTAGGTTCGTCTGTCCCATCATATACATTATTTTTACCAGCAGCATCAACTCTAGAATATAAATCATCTAGTTGTTGTTGAATAGGTCCTTTGAATTGAGTTGTTTGTGATGAAATAGCTTTAGTGTCGGCTGAACTCGTTCCTTTTAAGCCACCTCTATATTCTAAAGAATAGCTTAGATTAGGACTTTTGAATTTGTTACCTTCTCTATCTGTAAAAGTAATCCAATCTCCAACTTCCAATGCTGGATTACCTCGCCAAGATAAATTGTATGGGTAAAAGTTTAAATTCCTTAATTTCACATACATATCATCTAATAATGTTTGTGTCATAGAATTATTAGATAACTTTATCTGAGCTCCTTTATCGGAACCAGCTTTAAGTAATATAGTTTCACTACTACCTTCTTCATCAGATCTTACTTCACAAGAAATACCGCCAAGCTTGTACATTAATTCGTTCTTTTTTAGGCCTTTCATAAAGTATTCACTTGGCGTTATTTGAAAGCGTGGATCTGTCAGATTTCTTATAGTTAAAAGTCCATCTCTATTAAAATGAGCGTATCCGCATTCAAATTGTGCTATCATTCCAATTGCTTGTCTATAAGTACAGTTTTTAGGAGTTTTTATTCTAACCGTGCTTAATCCATTAAATGACGATAAATCAACTTTAATACCAGCTTTATTAGCAATATCAATTGCAATATTTCTTATTGTTTCCATTTCAGGTAATTCTGACTTGTACATTCCTTCCATATAAACGAAACTGTCTAAAGCTTTAATTGTAGTCTTTTTCTCATTTCTATCAGGATCTGATTCTGTAATATAGAAAGTTCCCATATTAACATATTCATATTCAGTTGGCTTATATCCAACTAATTTAGCTGAACCTATCTTAGCTGAGCCTACTTTTGCCGGTTTAACTGAACTGATATCACTTTCTGCATCATGAATTACAACACCTAATTCAATTACGATTTCGTCCATCTCTTCAAACTCTGTAATTACTGAACAAAATTCTATTTCTAAAGAGTTAGAATACGTAGAGCCAATTTGTAGGCTGTCTCCGACCATTGCACCATAGTCAAGTTTTAAATAATTAACATCATTACCAGTGTATACTTTATTTTTTGCAGTTATACGAGTGACGATATTTCTATCCATGCTTTTTATTTTTTCTAAAAATCTTTCTGAAACTTTTAACATGTATACTCCTTTCTGCCTACTGTTCAATAAAGTTCATTTCTAATCCTTCCCACTTCAATTCTTCAAATTTACCATTCCATGAATAAGAAGGAGCTGATCTATCACCTACATAAAATGTTTTAACTCTTTGCCTTCCAATCAAGGGGTCTGGGTATTCAACTTGAAAGAAATTACTTTTTACAGCTTGCAAAATGGAAGAGACCTCTGAATCACTCAGAGGCCCCCACTTCATTGTTAATTTAATTTTCTCTGCAATTACATCTCGTACCATTTCTCCGTTAGCATTTCTGCCGCTAGAATCAGCATCAATTGCTTGTATCCCTACTGAATATTCTTTAGGATATCGAACAGTCTGTCCGTTTATTTTTAACATTCCAGACATAGTTTCACCTCTATATTTCAAGTGCATTATAACCAATTTTCCGATTATACTCATTAATTTTAGAAATAGCAATTCGAGCAAATTCTTCTCCGCCTATGTTTATAATTATATCACCATCCCGATTTTGCGAAGCTGATGCACCAAGAGAACTCACTAGGGACATAATTGCATTAACCAAAGAATTCTCTAGTTTAGAAATACCATAACTATTTACATTATTTGGAGAGGAATTGTTAAAATCAGTATTATTTATTGTACTTTGTGACGAATATAATTGGTCAGGCATACGCAGATTTTTAAAGTCTTTAAATTGATTATCTGGATTAAAAGGATTTGCGCCAGCTGGAACAACCATTTCTCCTTTATGAATCATTGCTAATTGGTCCTCAGGTACCCAAGGTGTTCCTTTAGCATAGCCATGTCCATGACCAATAACTTGAAGCATTCCTGTAACTCCGTATCTGTTTTTTGCATAGTTTATTGCTGCCAATGAATTGTCAAATCCATTAAAAATATTTCCATGACCTGGGAATTTATATGCGTTGAATGTAGCAGATATTGTTTGTAGTAGCCCTTTTGCAAGGTCTCCTGAAATAGTGTTTACATCAACATATCCACCTTGTACTGCTTTTTCATTTCCTCCAGATTCAGATTGCACTTGCCTTAACCAAGCACCAGTATATGTTTCATTAGAAGGTAATCCATTCATACTTAAAGCCTTTTTAATAACAGGCCTCCATCTTTCAACTCCAGTACCTTTTGGGGATTCGCTACCCTCATCAAAGAATTTTTTAACAAAACCGACTGCGCCTTCAGTCATCTTTGATATTCCACCTTTAGCAATTGACAGTGCGGGTTCAAACACTCCAGATAAATCAGTAAATTTTGATACAGCAGCATCTAATACTTTTTTAGGATTGGTTGCATAGTCCCAAATATTCGAAGCTAAATCTTGAAGATTATCCAGCCACCCACTAGTTCCTTTAGCATAATTTGGTATTTGATTTCCTGGTATAACCTGAGAACCTTTAGGTAAGTTAACTAACAAATTTCTTTGTTTAGGGAATAAACCAGCTCTTCCGTCAGGCAGCATAAACATTTCTTGATAACGGCTGCCAGCAGCATCATTAACCATTGCATACCCTCCTGGATGTCCATTGGTACCTTTTGCATACCTTGGAACTTCCCACGCAGTTAAACGATTACTTGATCCTACTGCTCCTAGTACCCAGTTAATACCATTGATGACTCCATTTACAGCGCCCCCAATAACACTAACAATTCCATTACCAATCGCTGCTGCTCCTCTTTTCACAGCATTTACACCTCTGCTTAATCCTGAGCCTATTTTTTCACCCATTCCAGATGCCCAAGAAGCTACACTATCAAATGCATTTTTTGCATTTGATTTGATTGTGCTCGAATAACTTCCCATTTTTTCTTTCATATTCGACCACGCACTAACAGCATTATTTTTTGCTGTATTTGCTTTATCAGATACTGTACTTTTTACATTTTCCCAAGTATCAGATGTTCCTCTTTTTATTTCACTCCATTTATCTGACACATTAGTTTTAATTGTAGATACTTTATCACTAACTGATTTTTTTGTATCTTCCCATTTTTCAGAGCTCCATTTTTTTACACTATCCCAAGCTTCAGATGTAGAACTTTTAATTCCATTCCACTTTTCATTAATCCATTTACCTAATTGTCCTGCTTTTTCTTTTACTGTATCCCAGTTTTTCCAAAGTAACACTCCTGCTGCAATAGCCGCTCCTATCGCTACTGTTATAGGTCCTCCTAAAATACCAACTACTGTACCAATCGCTGTTCCTACTGCAGAAAGCACTCCACTAAGGCCACCAATACTCGAAAGAAAAGTGAAGATTCCAGATAGAACTTCAACAACTTTCACAGCAGCTCCTATTACTTTAATCGCTCCTACAAATGTACCAAAAGCTATAACGAAATTTGAAAAACCTTCTGCGTGTTCTGAAAGCCATTGACCAATTGTAGACAACACATCACCAAGTGATTTCAATACATCAACTACTATACCCCCTGTCCATTCGGCTAGGGGTTTTAATACATTGTTCCAAAAATAATCAAAAGCTGGCTTAAATGCGTCAATGACGCCACTAAGTAAATCAATAACTCCTTTTAACGTATCTAAAAATGCTGGTATTAAATCTTGAATAGTATAGCTTGCTAAAGGTAATAAGACGTTTTTATAGAACCATTCTAACCCTTCTCCGACCTTGTCAGCTAATGGACGAATGCTTTTCAGTAAATTTTTAACACTACTTAATAACGGCGTAAAATCAAGAGTTTTAGCCCAGTCAGCAGTCGCTTTAGTTATACCATTTATGTGACTTAGAATATCATCAATAATTCCAAGAATTATTGAAAAGATTTCTCTTCCAGTATTATTAGATTCCCATGCTTTCTTTAATTGATCAGCAATATTACCTATTGTCTTGAAAATATTCGTATAGATTTCTAATATATTAGCAGCAATTGATTCGCCAGTACCGTCATTCCACGCATCTCTAAAAGCGGTCGCAACACTATGCAAAAGTTCTAAGATAGAGTTCCACATATCAAATATAGATTGTATAAGGGCCGTTCCTCTACCATCGTCTTCCCATGCTCTTCTAAATGCACCTGCTATGTCACCAATAATATTTAATACATCTGCTAATAATATTAGAAGATTTTCAATAAATCGCTGACCTGTCCCGTTAGTCCATACTTCCATAAATGACTTGCCTATAGCTTTTGCCAATCCTATTACTTCTTTTAAAGCATAGTTCCAAGCATCTATTACTTTTTTACCTTGATTATTCCAAGCATCTTGAAATGGTTTGAAAAAATCTTTAAGCAGATTTTTAAAGTTTTTCATCCATGCTGGCGGCTGGTAATCCCCTGTTGCTGCACCAAAATCAGTAGACGGTTTGTTAGGTTTATCTAAGGAACTACCATCCTCTTTGTCATTATTTAGACTCAATTTATTGATTTCGTCAAACCCCATCAATACTCGTTCTAATTTTTTCACTTTTTCCTTAGTTTTTTCTGCAGCATCTCCAGTATCTTCCAATGCTTGAATATCATCATAAAGTCCACTAGCTCCTGTCTTTGCTGCTTGATAAGTAGTTCCAAAAATAGATGCTATAAAAGCTGCAAATTGGCCTGTTAACGTTGCAAGTGCATTCATTAACGTATTAACTGCTGGTAAAATCGCTGTGTAAATGGGATAAAAAGCAGTCATAAGATTAACTTTGATTTGATTTAAAGAATTAGAAAATTGTTCATTGGTCCTAAAAGCTGCAAACAAATTTTTGGCTAATCCAGATATTGCTCTTCCAATTAATTGATAAACAATTAATGATGGTAACAATCCACGCATCGACTGACCTAGCTGTCCAGTTCGCCGAGACATTCCTTGTGTTCCTCGATTAACTTTATTACTAGTTAAAGAAAATATGCTACCGAATTTACTTACAAAACCTAGACTATCTTTAAAACCATTGCCTAATCCTCTTGATCCATGAGAAAGAGCATTTTGCATACGATTAAATACTCCACCATATCTTGAAACTGCACGCTCTGATTGTTTCATTCCGGCTCCTGTTTTAGTAGCTCCATCTACAGCATCTCCTGTACGAATTGACGAAGATCCCAACGCCGTATTAATTCGTGCTAAAGCTTTTCTCAATGAATTAGCTCTATCTTCTGTTTTAGCATATTCTTTTTGCAATCTATCATTGTCATTAATTAATTTATTCATTTTGACTGATTGCTTTTGAATAGCTTCTGCCGTTTTGTCTGATGCAGGAGTATCTTTAAACTCTTTAAAACCATTTTGAAAAGTACCTTTCGGAATCCTTTGGTCTTCATACGTACTTTTTAATCCTTTTATTTTCTTTCTCATAGCTTCTATTTGAATTTCGTTCAGTGCCATTTTTTTCACAATGTTATCTAAAGAACTTGGCACCGAGTCAAATTCAGATTTTATCCCTTTGGCTAATCCCTTTGCTTGATCATGAAATTTAGTCATATTTGCTTGCGCTCTTGCGATTTGTTCATCGTATTTAATTGTTTTTCCCGTATCACCTTTTGCAGATGCATCTTGTCTTTGTGATTTTAAATACGCAACCTTCTCTTGTGCTGCTTTTGCTTGACCCATTTTTGCATTAATTTCATTGACCAGAGCGTCAACCTCTTTAGAAACTTTTGGTTTTGCTTTCCTTATACCTGATGCAAAGTTATTTCCAATATTACTTGATGCATCTTTGGTATTTTTAGAAATAGTATTAGTCATACGCTCAACATTTTTAGACAATTCATCCAATTGCTTACTAAACGCTTGTACGCCTTTATCTATATTTAGATTTTTTTCAGTTTTATCCATGCTATCTTTTGAAGTACCTTCAATTTTTTTTAACATAGAATCAAACTTAGGCCAAACTTTCTCCATAGCTGCATCGATTTTTGATAAGTTAACATCTAGCAGAACTTCTAATGTTTCAAGTTCTATCGCCATATTTTTCACCTACCTTTCTTCAATCATCTTTCGTTTCCTAGTTTCTTTAATAGCCTTGGCATTTTTCATTAAAATATCCTGATCTCTATACATTGAGTCTTCTTGAGTGTTGTATTCTTTTATTCCTTGATTAACCACTTGTTCAACGTCTTTCAAAAAAGGATATACTTCTTCAAACTTAGGGAATTTTTTTGGATCATTAAAAGCATAAACTGCTAATTTTTGTTGAGAGTAATCGAACATTGCTTTTTCTCTCAGCTCGTTTTCTTTACACTTTTTGTTGGCTTGAATCTGTACCATAAGCTCATCAAAAGTCATAAGCCAATATTCTGAAGCTGGGATGCCTGCTTCTACAGCTTGTGGATACATAGCCTCTAGAAGCTCACTTAAAGTGCTGTATGTTACAGCATGCTTTCCTCCTCGGTTACTTCCTGATCCAGAGATTCCCCATTTGTCTCTTCTTTCTCCGTTTTTTTCTTTCCGAAAAAACCAGATTCATCTAAGAAATCATTGATTTCTGCAAATAAATCCATTGTAGTTTTGCCTGAATCAATATATTTTTCGAATGCATCAACCATAACCTTATCTGTTACACCACTCGTCTTATTTGCTCCTTGCAAAATGATGAGTAAACTATTTGCAGGTGGTAATTTAAGTTCCCCTTGTTTTTTTACAAATAATCCCATGATACCTTCATCTAATCGCTTTTCAATGTTAAGAATAGATTTCCCATCTAATCGCAATTGAAGTGTTAAGTCACCAAATTCAAACTCTTTTGTTAAAGGCATAGCTACTAAATTATTTTTTGACATTTACATTTCCTCCTAAATAAAAGAGCAGAGAGTTTCTCTGCTCTTTAAATTGTTGTTTATTTTGTTGTTGGAGCAGTGACAGGTGTAAAATCTGGTCCTTTGGATACTACTACAACTAAATTAAAACCAATAGCTTGATTGACTTCTGCTCCATCAAATTTATAATCTGGTTCTCCTGAAAAAGTTGCTGTTAATCCATCAGGATAGGTAATCGTGAAATCAAATGATTTGCCAGATTTTACCATAGTATGAATATCATTGAAGTTTGTTCCTTGATAAACGATAGCAAATTCTAAGCTTTCACTATCTTGTAATCCTTTAATATATGCTTTTTTTTCTGAACCCAAGTGAGTCACTTCTACTTTTTCAGGGTCTGTTCCTAATGCTGGAATGGATTTTACTGCTGCGATATCTTTTGAAGTTGCCCCATCTTTGTATGACAACTTAGTGCCTTTTGATAATAGCCCTTCAAATGCTGGTTCTCCAGCAAATAGTTGTAAATCTAATTTTTTCATTGTCGCTACCTCCAAATTTTCATTTTTTATAAACATATTTTGTTACATTGTCAACTACACCAGTTAGTTCAATGATAACTCGATGCATATCAGCTGTGTTTGCATCTTTACTAGTACCTGTAAATCCTATAGAATTAAACTTCTCTATAACTAATGACGTCAATGCAGTCAAACTAGTATTTCCATATAACTCAATAGTAATCATCCAAGTTGTCTGTAACTCTTTTTTTTGCGAATCGATTTCTTTTGGTTGTGAGCTAGTTCTATATATCGCGGAAGGGAATGAGGTCCAGTTACTTGGATAATCAGTTGCAACTTTCTTAATCTCTTTAACTTGTGTAAGTAATTGATAAACAATAGGTTTCAAGTCAATCTTATTCATAATTCCCTCAGCCTTTCTTTAACATGCTTTATATATATTTCTGAAGCTTGTTCAATCATTTCTTGAAGTGACGGATACAAGAACGGTCTCGAGGGCTGACCTTTAGTTATGAAAAAATCTTGGCCTTGAATCGTAATTTTTGGAATACCATACATAGCTTCTAAGTCTATTGCTACTTTTTCAGCCGGGATAAACCAAGGTTTCTGCGAATAAACAGGCATTATTCCAGTCGGAATGTCTTTAGAACTTGCTTCTCCAATTTGCCCAGTACCAAACTCTCTGTAAATTGCTTGTTCTTTATCTGACCAGACACGGCCGACAAGATGACCACTCGCATCAACTACAACCTCATTTTTTAAACTTCCTGACAGTTCACCACTTCCGTATTTAATGCTGGAAGCCAAGCGTAGTTCTGCAGCTCCCTGAATCAATTCTGTAAGTTCAAAAGTTGCATCCCATGCTGCATCAGATATTAACTCTGTCGCTTTCTTGGTTTTACGTTTAAGGCGGTCTAAGCCTCTAATCTCAACACCCATTACACTCCTCTTTTCTTTAATGTGATATTTAAATGAGAAGAGAAAGGCTGAATTGATTCAATCTCATAATCTGGATCATTTTCTGGTTTAACATATAAACAAATGCCATCTTTTTCATTTCTATTTGGCTTTAACAAATCTCCTTGATATTTACAGAGTTTGATATAAGGTAAATGTTGACCATAAATTGTAGCTGCTACTTGTCCACCCGCAGACTGAATATTCATGTGTAGTTCATTGAACTCACTTGAATAGGTAACAACGTCATTTCCTTCATCATCTTTTTCAAGATGACGTTTTTTCAAGTAGGCAACAACCAAATTACGTTTTCTTAGACGCATAGTATTTCACAACCTTTCCTATGCGATAGTTATTCAATCCAGATTTTAGCTTTTCAGGAATATCTGTAATAAAACTTTGAGAGACACCACCCTCTGAGCGTGAAGTCTCTCCCTCGTTCCCTTCTTGATTCCAAGTGATTATTACTAGTTGACGAGCGTAATAGTATAGCTTGTCTATCATTTTTTCTCTATTGGTATAATCAAGAACTAAAACAATAGCATCCTCTAACATTCCTTTGATTTTTTCAGATTCAGTCTCATCAATTCCAAGTCGAACAACAAGTGCTTTTGTGTGCTTGATTACTTCTTCTTTATCCATAAAGATTACCCCTTTATTCGCCCGTTCCTCCACCAGGAATAACAGTTTTAGGAACCCAAAGTTTATGCTTAAATTGAACAATACGAACATTTTTAGACTCATAAACACGTTCCCAGTTTCCTCCTGTAGCTAATTCTGCATTCGTAGGTGATGAGCCCGTAACAGTTTTATTTGTAAATTTCACTCCGCGTGGATGCAATAAGAAGTGTTGACGGTTAACTAAAATATCATCTCCAGCCAATGCATCCCGGTCTGTTTCTGTAGGAACAGGAGCTGCCCCATTACCTAAACCAATAGCACCTTGCCCGAAAATATAGGATGTAAAAACATCTCCAGATACTGGCATTCCGTCATCAACAATTACACGTTTTCCCATGTAAGTAGGAATCTTCGTGTTGTTAGAATCTAATAAGAATTCAATCAAGTTTTGCTTACGTAAGTTCGCATAAACAGATGAATGGACTGCGATCGCAGTTAGTTTTTCTTCGGCATCACCTAGTTTATAAGATGCATCTAAGAATGTTTCGCCAGTAAACGCTGAATCATTACCAGTTTCGCCTGAAATATCTAAACTATTTTCATTCATCTTAGTAGAAGCTGCTCCAAACACACCTTTTAAGACGCTTAACAAAGTAGCTTGTTGACGACGTGCCCAATAAGCAGCGACCAAATCACCGATCGCACGCATAGGATCATCCCCAGATAGAGCCTTAGATAAATCATTTACTTTCCATGCTTTACCTCGCATTAAAAGAGCAGCGACATCTTGACTAGCAGTAATTTTATCTGTTTCTAAAGAATCTGTATCAGATAACACTTCATCTTCACCAGTTAAGTCTTGCCAAAACGGCATGTTAATCAGCTTACCACCAGCAGTTGCTAACGCATCTAGTTCTGGGTCTTTCACAACAATACCTGACTGATACAATGCTGATAATTCAGCTGTACGTTCAATAACATAACTATTGAATACCTCAGGTACGATGACATCTTCGATCTTCGTTTTCGCTGCAAATATTTGCAAATTCATTTTAATTAAACTTTTTTTCATTTTTTCTCCTACTTTCTATTTATTAACTAATGCTTGTAAAGCTTTAGCTTTTTCTGGGTCTTCTCGTAGCAATCTTCCTTGTTCTGTAAGGTTTAAAGTTTCAGGCGCAAAAGGGTTTATGTCAGGAATAGATGCATTCGATCCTAGCGGTGAATCAACCGAACTCAACAGTGCCTGGTCAACAGCAATTTTTAACGCTTCGTCCCAAGCCTTTTTAAACGTTTTGACATCTTCTAAAATTTCTTCTGCTGTATCACCTTTAATACGCGAAGCTAATTCTTTGCTAATTCCGATTGACTGCAACTGGTTACCTTTTTCTACAAATAATTGTTCCTGTCTAAATGCTTCTTTTTCCTTTTCGAAATCTGACTTCTCTTTGTTGAGTAATTCTTTTTGTCGTTCTTCCTCACTAAGTTTTGCTAAACGAGCAGCTTCATTTTTTTCTTCTTCGAGCTCTTTCTGCCAACGTGACTTTTTGCTTTTGACAATAGAATCAACTTCTTTGTCATCTTTAAAACCAAATTTTTCTTTAATTGCTGTAATTTCTTCATCGCTCAACTCATCTACATTCAACTTTTTGGATGTTTCAGAACCGTCTGGAATATCTGTTTCATCTTTTTCAGCAAAGAATTGTAGATTTAATAGCAACAGTTTTTTTTGTTCCATAATTAGTACTCCTTCCATATCTTTTAAAGTGGATAAATGCTTGCACTTCCGGAGCTTTTAACGTCATCACGCTTGGACATATAAAAAGCCCAGCAGTTGCTGAGCTTTCGTTTCTATCAGTTTATAACCTGAGGTTCAATTATTATTAATCATAGCCAAGTCTTTAACGTCTGTGACTACTTCTATATAATAAAAACTAAATCATGTTGTAGTTGATCTTATGTTTTCTATTCTTTTAAAATGATATATTTAACCACTGTTAGTAAAATAATTAATTAAGTTTAATCTATACCTCAGCCTCTTGTATTAACTGCTGTTTAGCAATTTCAACCATACCAATAACCTGCGTTGTACTCAATTGAGTGTAAAACGTACTGATGTAGCCGTCTTTGTCCATTCCTACAACTATGATACTGTCTGCATCTTTAAAGAATTCTTTCGATTTATTCATAAACTCCTCGTTACTAACACCACGTTCTTTCTTGCGTTTCAATTCTCTAAAATCCAAATAAATCACAACCCTAATATTTTTTTTTTGCAAGGCTATCTTTTCTTCTGGATACTTTTCTTTAAGCTTATCCATCCACTCATTATAAGTAGTTGCACCTCTGATAGGCATTGTATCGCCACTAATTGGATCTATAGCTTCCCTAGGAAGGTTCAATATTCGTTTACTATAGATAATGGCAATTGTTCTACACCAGGGATGGAATGGAGGATATGTTCCGTTAGCCCCATTAACAACCGCTTTGGAAACTAAATAGACTTTATGATCTTTATTTTTACAGATTTTAGAAGTTTTCAAATCTAAAACTGCGACAAGCATATAGTATTTTATGCCTCTATTTTGCCATGCTTTAAGTTTCGCTTGATTTGACATATAATTCGCTTCTGTACGAATCAAACGCCTTGCAACACCAATAGATCGGTCAAACTCTCTAGCTATTGTCTTAGCCATTTCAAACTCTGACATTCCTGTCATTGACTCAACTGTGAACAACGCTTCTAGCCTTGTTGCTAAAGCTTCAGTATCACTCCACAAACGTTTAGAATAATTTGATCCATGCCAATGACTATCAAGGATGTTCTTTGTGTATCTAGTCGATAACTCTTTAAACTGATAACCTTTTTTATTCCATACTTCAATTACAAGGCCGTTCTTAGCATTTTCTTTAGCTTGTCGAATAACTGATTCAGCAGTTGCTTCACGATAGGATTCATGAATAACATCGATATAGAACTCTGTTTGCTTTTCTAGTTGTACATTAGCAATTTGTTTAGAAACTAAAAAAGACTTGGCTTTTAAGTCCTCAGCTTTAGTTATTCGTTTTTTAAATGCTAAACTGGTTAACTTTTTCTTGGCTTCTTTTTGTAGAGTAGTATTACTTATTTGTTCAGACAAGACCTTTAACTTTACAAGTTCCGAAGGGGATACAGTTTCGTTCAGCAATTTCCTTGCTTCTTTTTCATCTAACCCTGTACGCTTTTTTGACCTATCAAAGAGCTTTCGGGTTTGTTTAGTCAAGTAGTATTGTGCTTGACGATAGGCTATTATTAATTTATCCTCTAGCGCTTTTGCCCCATCATTAATTCTTTTTTCCGCTTTAATATTTCGTAATTGCCAGTATGTTTGTTCGTCCTGTTTCTTTTTTTTAGCCATTTAATTAGCTCCTGATTTTTCATCACGATTAACTATTTCTATATGATTTGGATATTCTTTTGCTATTTCGCATAAGTTTTCATAAAGAACAGTCACTATATACTGAGAATCTTTGATAATACCTAACTGAATAGATCCATCAACATCAATCGTTGCGGCATGTTGCTTTATCAATACATTAGTCACAGCTATATATAGAGCTGATACACCAGCACAAATAATATCTTGTCCTTTTGGGGCAAAGTTTGCATGTCCTGAAATGGAATAACTTACATACTGATTATCTTCCTTTTTAAATATTGCTGTAATCATCGTAATTATCCTCCTCAGAACCTTTATCTAAATCGCTATGGCTATCTTTAGCTTGTACACCTAACGCTTTCTGATTGAGCTCAATAGCTTTCTCTTTTTCAGTATTAAGCTGTTTTAGAACCTCATCAACATCGTCTATATCAGGCAACCATCCCAAAAGAACTTTAAGGGGCAAGATGCCAGCTTGATAAGCGCTAACGATTTGATTTATAATATCGCTAGTATTGACAGGTAAATTAGGCTTAAGCTTGATTTTTGTTCCTTGAGCATCAATAGAATTATCTTTAACTTTTAGAATGGTTTCAAATAGTTCCAATCGTTTCCTCAAACCTTTAATCATGTATCTTGATTTAACAGACATGAGTTGTAGCAAGCCAAACAATTTATATTTCATCGCTTCTCCACTAACATTACCTGAAAACTTTTCATCATTCATATCTGGCACATACGTAATCTTATGAATATCATCTAGAATTGCTGATCTTAAAAGATTCACTCCGTCTTCATTTAATTCTTTAGTAAGATAACCAGCATCTACTTCACTTGGCAACGCACCTGTTTGAAGCATTTTTTCTTTTGCTAACTTTTCACCATCTCCATCTTCCAACATAAACCCTCTTATGAATAAAATTGCGTCAACAAAAGCTTCTTTATCATTTAATCGATCAGATTGCAGTAGATTGTAAGCGTCAATTAATGATATAGCTTGTTCAAAGTCTCCTTGCTTCTCTTCGTTGTTTCGGTATTCAATCACCGGAACTGCTTTAAAATAATGTGGTTTAGCATTTATAAACAAGTACTCACCAGATCCTCTTGATTTAGCATGATAGGTTATCACTCTGTTGTCGTTATAGTACTTAATTACATAATGATCTATCCCCCCTTGAAGTGTTAACACTGGCTGATAATGAACGGCAAATAAAGGATTTTTGTCTACTGTATCGTCTGTCACTAAAAAGATACCTCTTGGATCAATACATTTGATTTCTAGCTGTGTAGCATCATTATCCTTAGTCTTTTTCAAATATACAAGCTCATATCCAACGCCAAATGTAGACAAATCTTTCTCTAGTTCAGTATCATGAGAGACTATATCTACCCGATCGTAAGCTTCTAAAATAGGCCCAATATTTTTATCTGACTCTGCAACATATGAAATTGGATTACCTACCATAAAGCCTACATTCATATCAACAACATATTTTGCATGATTGATTAGAACTTTATTATTAGGTGCTCCTTCATTTTCTTTTGTTCGTTTTAAAATATCATGTTTACCATCATAATAATCTGATAGTTTTTGTAATCTTAATAACTCTTCCACATGTTTGTTGATACAAAAATTAAGAAGTTCAGCTGAAGGTTTATTCAAATCGCCAGCTATCTGTCTATTAACTACTATTGACACAATATCACCTCTCTTAAAATCCAAATTTAACTTTATTCGTAATGCTTACTTTTATATTTCTCATATCATCGCTAAATGCATATCGCGTAGCATCGATTGTGTGATTATCTTTATCTTCTAATCTTGGCTTAGGATTGCCATCTTTATCAGTTTGATAATCAATGTTTTCAAATTCATGTGCTATGTTTGGTGTTCTCAAAGGGTCTATACAAATGAAGTCTAGATCGTCAAGCCATCCTTCCCCGTATTCAACTGAATCAGGTCCCTTTTTCACTCCATATAGTTTCTTTATGGAATGCTCATTAATAAGCTCAGCTATCGATTTTGGTTCAGCCGAATCTGCACCAATCCTATCAGCTTCATATCCTTTTGCTTTTACTTTTTTAGCTAATTCCCTATTACTAATTTTCACACCATATATCTCATCAATAGCATAGATACCATTTTTCTTTTTATCATAATGCCATCGAACGAACGCTAACGGATCAGTTGCATAGCCGAAGTCAAGACCGTTTCTGATATTATCAAAGTTAGTTACCATTTCATCAGTTATACAACCTTTTATTACTCGTAAATTATCAAACGGAACAACTCCTGAACCAATAGCTTTGCCGTCATACTCCCACTCAGCACGTTTCGGATTCTTAGCTCTCGTGGCATTAACTTCTTCAATAAATGCTTGAGCTATGAATGGATTATCCTTATATGTTGAATGATGAACAAAAGTATTCTCAGGTTGGAAGCTAGATTCATATTTCTTATTAACCCATGATTGTCGTCGCTTAGGAGGATTGTACGAATAAAAAAATTTATAAAAAAGACCATCTGCTAATTCACCACGTAGCAATGAGTTAGTTATGGTTTTTACATCATCTTCAGTTTTAAACTCGGCTAATTCCTCAATCCAAGCTATAGCAAATGGAAATCTTGAATCCTTTAATGACTTAATCCTTTCTGGGTTCTGTGCGCCACGAAAAACAATATAATTACCCCTAGGCTTATAGGTGATTTTCATAGGACTTTTATTTACTTTAAAATACTTAGACACACCTTGCTCTTCAATGGCCCACTTAATCTGTTCAAAAATAGATAGCTCAATCGTATTATCAACATATCTAATGGCCACAGCATTTACAGGATATCTCATAATCAATTGAACGATTATGTGTGCTATGCCAGATGATTTACCTGACCCACGGCCACCTTTTTCAACAACATGTAATATATTTGAGTTTAATGCTACCTTCCAAGTAGTATGAAATGCTTTAGGAAGAAATTCAGATAATTTTTTACTCATATTCATCACCTGATATATCATCGATGAAAACTGGCATATCCATGTCTCCATTTGTAGCATCTAAACTAGCTTTAACTTTTTCAGTTTGAACCTTCAATAGTTGTAATTTGGCATCATTTGCTAGCAAAGCATTCTGTTGCTTAATAGCCTTTGTTAACTGATTGCTAATTCTTGTCAATGCTTCCTCAATAGCCAAAATGTCATCTAGTTTTCTAAATGTTTTACGAGTTACTTGCACATCTTTTAAAACTTCTCTCTTGACAGTGACCATTTTTCCATCAATCACCGATGGCTCTTTGACTTTCCGAAGCTGCTGCAAACGTTCAACTTCTTCATCGTTTAAGCCAACCTCTGCATCTTTGATGCGTTTAAGCATTCTATATTGACGAATTTTTAGGATTCTTATTTCTTCCTCCAAAATAAAAAAAGGATCATCATTCAGATTAGAATAGATGTCCTTTTCTTCATCAGATAACATATCGGCAAATATTGTTTCGTATTCGCCTGTTTTAATAGCGTTCTTATTACCAAGTGGTGGCGAGGCCCGGCTATTACCTTTGTTGCCTACTGCGTTCTGATTACCAAAAGGAGCGCCTCCTTGATTAGTAACGTTACCTTTTGCATTGGTAACATTACCTTTTAATTCATCAGCCCATTTATCTATCGATTTCCATTTCCTTATTTGAGAATCCGAAACATTTAGTTCATTAGCTAATTCTTTAAGAACCTTTTTGCCGTTTGACTTTAACCAAATTTCTTTAGCCTGGTCACGACGTGGATCTCTTTTTCTAGCCATCCATTAACACCACCTCGCTTTTCATGCTGATAGTTGAGTTTTGTTTTCTATTTTCTTACTAAAAAGCCTAGTATAAATGTAACAATAGCTAACCCTATAGTAAATTGATCTTTATTTTCCAATTGTCTATAGTTTTTAACAGTCAAGCATACAATATTAAAAATAACCTCTAATAAACACCCTACTAAAATACACCATATTACAATGTTTATTATCCATAGCCACCATGCAGTTGGATCAGAACCTATATTAGTAAGAATCAAAATTATGGAAAGAGCTGCTCCAACTATAAGAAAACTTATAACCCCATTCGTATTTTTTAATATATATAAGGCAAGTCCCCAAAAAACAAAAATTACTCCAAACATAAATAATAATGCAGAAAAATTTGCTTCAAAAGGATACTCTTTACGCTTACTACTTACTTCAAAAAAACCAATATTATTTAACCAATACATTATTTTTACATAAAATAAACTTGAGCAGAGCGAAATACCACTTATAATTACTAACCGAATAGATTTAGTTGAAATTTCTTCATTTTTAGAAAACATAGCTGTACGTCCTCCAATAATTATTTAATATAATTATAAACGACTGGATAATTTTTTCAACATTCATTATATATTGGTTAATTCTTTTTCAATTTCAATTAAGTCTTTTAGGTCCTTAACTGTATCCAATTTGATATGACCTGCTTTAAAATTGCTTATCCATTGAGCCTTTGCAGCCCTGATAATCTTGTTGTTTTCTTCTGCAATCTTTTGCTTTTCTAAAGCTTGTTGAACTTCATAATCAAATGTTTCCATTGTAGAATACCTCGCACTATTATATAATGCTAAAAGACACAGAACTGGGTTTAAAGCACGCGCGTGTGGTTTCTGTGTCTTCGGGGTATTCGTATCTCGTTGAATTGAGGCAAGTGTTAGCGCACTTGTCTCTTTTTATTTAGCTTTTGGATAAGGTTTTGATAATTTAATGATTTTTTTACGAATCTTTTTATTTAGTGGCATTAAATACTTATGTTTACCTTCTGATTCATAAATGGAAGCTTTTGGATCCACATGTTTATGCAAAAATTCTAACCTTTGAGATCCTGTCCCATACTTAGCATGAATAGATTTAGGATGTGTCTTTTTTCCATTAACAATGAAATAGCGTTCCCCATCTGTCTTTCCAGTATATATCCAGTTTGTTGCTTGATAGATACCTCCATGATGGTTTTGGTCCGTATCTGCATAGCTTACTATTAATTGCATGCTTGGATTAAATTCTTTTAGGAACTTAATTGCTTTGGCCAAAATTTCAGATACAAACGACTTGTGATTGGTTAAAGCAACCCTAGTTAGTTCACAGCATTCTGTTTGTTCTAATCCATATGGGCTTCCTATGCTCTTATTTGCACCTCTACTAAAAATTACTACTCCTATAAATTGGCCATCTTCCCATGCTCCTATTTTAATGAGCTTTCCAACAGGCACACTTTTGCTGTAATGAAAGTGCGTGCAAGCATACTTTGTAGCTTCATGAGTGGCCCAATCAACTTTCAACATCTCTTAAATCGAACTCCTCTCCACAACAAGGGCATTTAACAAATTTCGGTTCAAGTTTCGTCAAATCTCCTTGGTCATTAATACTACCTGGTTCAAAATTTGGAATGTCAGCATCTTCAATTAAATTTTCTAATTCTTCGTTGTCAAACCCTGTTAACTCCAAATTATCTGCAGTTAGTTCATTAAGTAATTCTGTTAGTTTATCTTCATCCCAATTTCCAGAAATCTTATTTAAAGCTATGTTTAGAGCTTTCTCTTTATTCAATGGTAAATCAACCACAGAAACCTCTATCTCATCAAATAGGCCCAATTCTTTTGCAACGGTAACGCGTTGATGTCCACCAACCAAGTTTCCTGTATTTTTATTAAAAATGGGAGGATCAACAAAACCAAATTCTAAAATGGATTGTTTAAGCTTCTCGTATTCTTCCATGCCTGGCTTTAATTCAACCCTAGGATTATATTCAGCAGGTCGTAGTTCTGATAACTTCATCTTTTCAAATTTCATTTCTAATCCCTCATGCTTCGTTTAATATTTTCTTGAATGTTCTTCTCATCAAAATAGCCATGCCCACAATAAATAAGCTTACAATCATCAATTTCCTTTGGCGTGGCTTCTCTCGTCATTTCGACAATAGATGCATTCTTTTTTATCTGCACAGACATTACAACACGCATTGAAACAGTTGAGCGGTTCGACTGTGGATATTTATGTGTTAGCGATACATACCAATAGCTTTTCATATTTTCTCTCCTAGTTATTTTTATGTACTTGATTCAATAAATCACTTCTTGCTATACTATTTATGGGTAGCAACTCCTTTTTATAAATAGCAACCGTTAACAATCTTACAACTAACAAAATTTTTCACGAATGCTACCTAGCCACTAGATCCCATAGTCTAGTGGCTTTTTTATGTACAAAAAAGACTGCACGGTGAAAGTGCAGTCTAGGATAGGAGGGAAAATCTTAGCCATCATTCGACCGTAAAGGTAGTTACATTTGAATGATTGACGATTTTTTATTTAAGTAGCTATGCTACCTACTGGAACAATAGGACTCGAACCTATACTGACGGTTTTGGAGACCGCTGCTCTACCAGTTAAGCTATATCCCATTAACACTCACAAACCTGTAGAAAAAAGAGAGAGGAATTACACCCCATTTCTTTTAGTTTGAGAACGTCTGATTTGTGAGTGATCATTGCAAACTACATAGCGCTATCTTGACAAGTGCTTTCGGCGTACGTCTACGTGTAAGCTTCATGCCAAGTTTATTGCAATATTTGCTACCTATGACTAAACGAGACAGAAAGAACTGGACTTTCCACATCCTTATTCTTTATTTTTTATAGGTAGCCTCAAAAGATAAGTGAAACGGAGCTAAGATAGGTAATGCATGCCTTACCATCGTCTCCTTATCTTTCGACACTACCATAATAACATCTAAATATTGATAAAAACCGCCAACTTTCCGCCAAAAAACCGCCAAAAATTTTATTTATATGCAATTATTTTTCCATTCCGTTACGCTTCGGCAAATTCGATTAAAGCCTCTGATTTCATTCGTTGAATACTTCTTTCGGAATATCCAACTTCCCTAGCTATCTTGTAATTAGAGTAATGGTCCTGCACACAGAAACTATAATGCAAAATTTGTCTGCTAGTTAGGCTTAATGCCATAAGCGCAGATAAAATTTCGTCTCTTTCTGCTTCTGCATCTGCTAATTGTACTAGCGCATCTTCTGCTTTGTTCCCATGACTTTGGCTTTTAGGCATATCTGTAATAATTGGTGATTTTAAATCTATCAAAGAGCGACCAGCTATTCGCTCTAAACGTCTAAAATTCTTCAACACATTTCTGGCATTCGCTTTTGTTTGTCGAAAATCTACTTCTTTTAGCAATTGAATCAAGTGGAATCGCTCCTTTTGTGGTATAATAACTATGTCGAAAATATTTCTCACAGCCGGAGCAATCTGGCTTTTTTTATTTTCTACTAAATAAACTTTTTACAATACGTACTATGAGATAGTATTTTCAAATACATTTACTCATGATATAATCATATTAACTTTCTTGGGGATTTTATTTCTGAAATAAATTTCTCCTTTTCTATGATAACTGGCGGAAAACAGTTATCGATAGTTCCTGTCTCCACCAGAGACACAATGTCAACCTTATTTGTTGGCACTATTAGCACTTTACTTGGGAAAAGTGCTAACTACCACATTAGTCAGCCATTGGTCGGCTGGCTTTTTGTTTGCAAAAAATCAGCTAGTTATTGTAAAAAAGTTGCAATAAGTTAAAACTCCAATGTAATTGGCCTCCCGTATTTTTAAATTCTCCATTCGCCATCTTTTGTATTGGTTTTATTCATATGATTTCTTTCATCACGAGCAATTGTATAATCGAAAAATAAATCGGCTTGCTCTGCTCCATGCAGGTACTCAACATACACGCCGTCTACTTGACGGCCTAAGATATAAACTTCTGGATAACTTAGCATTGCTTATCCTCCACTTCAATTAAATCTCTTTTCATAAACCAAAACTCACATAGTACAATTGCTCTTTCTAGACTTCGTAGCCGTTATCAATCGCATTCAATAGTTTTACTTTATTTTCTGGATGTAAAAGCCAACCCTCAACATCGTCAGTTATCAATGTATATTCGTTATAATATAAGCATTCTAACTGTTGACCAACGAATACCATAAATGCAGCACCAGAGCTTAGTTTTTTATCACTAATTCTACCCTTTAAACCATCAAGCCAATCTGCCACGAATTTCTCTTCATGTGAAAATATGACTTTTTTCGGTTCGTCTAGTTGTTTTAAATAGTTTAGAATTTCCTTTCGAGCAACGCCATAACCTGCAATATACATTCCTTTTAAAGATGGATTAACTGGAAAGGAGCTTATTTCATATGAGGGCGCACCTTCCTTGCTTTCCCACTTCTCAATCAATTCATTCTTAGCCATTTGCTTCCTCCATTCTGATAAATTTTGCACATTCAGAAATTGTAATAACTCTGTTTTCATATAAGTGCCAGCAAAAATCTCTAAAAGTTCTATTTTCAAAATTAAAGACTTCATACAAACGCTTAACACTTGAATATCTCATTTCGCTTCCTCCTGTTCAATAGACCACTGGCTAAACGCTTGTAAGACATGCTTCAATTCATCATCATTTAAGTCACCATATGCATAAGCTACTTGCTTATACTTCATTTTTCCACCAGTAGTTGATAGAAACCCCATAATTTCGATAACTTCACATAATCCGTTTAATTTGCATGATTCTTTCAACCAATCAAGCACAATCTGCTGATTTTCGTTTAGATATGGTCTTTTAAACCCTTTTACGATGTATAAAACATCTTCTGCAGACATATTTCCTTCTTCAATGCGATCCATTTCTAATTGACGTTCAATTTCTTTTATTAGTTCATGCATTTAATTTCCCTCCAATAGTTCTGGATTTTCATGGATATTCCCAACAATCTCAATATCGTCGGTAGCTTCAAATAAATCCTCAGATATATTTTCCCACTCGTATTTAAATGCACCATTTTCAAAAATTACTTGTCCGTGCACTTCTTGATGGTCATCCCATCCAATATCACCCTCAAAAAATTCAACGCCGTTCTTGTCTTTCAACCCTGTTGATTGCATGAGAACATATTTATCAGTCATTCCCCACATGCCATTTTCTAGATTGATAAGAGGCGCTATAAATCCTGTATCATCATCAATAGTCCATTCTACATTTTTATCTTCATCTGGATAATACATTATGTTTTCTTTTACTGAATATGCTCTAAACTTTGGAATCATCTTCTTCACTCGCTTTCAACTCTTGTTTGCTTAAATATTCTTGGAATCTCACTTTATCTTGCACATTCCAAACGTGGTTACCATAGTTTTTATACTCAGTTCTAGGCATTTTTTTATAAGGGATTTTTTCACGTTGGCAATGTGCGATTAGAGACGACATCTTAATGTTTAATTTTGTGCATATTTGGCTGAGGTAGTAATCTTCGTCAATCAAACGTCGGATTTCTGTATCTAGCTCTTTAATCTTCTTGTGCTTTGTCAGCCCTAATTTTTTAGCCCTAAACTCAACAGCTCCAACTGTACGATTTAACCTATCAGCTATATACTTATTTTTCATAGATAAATAGTGCTTTTTTAAGAACTCATCCTCTTTTTCAGACCATAGACGGTGCATGTAGCATCTAAAATTATCTTCTTTTCGCATTTTGCACAATTTTTTTCTAATCGCATTGGTGCTTCTATTTAAGTGCTTAGAAGCTTCAATTAGCTGAGTATCGTTTTCAAAAACAAAATATTCTAAATACACTAGTTCGTCTTCTGTCCATTTTCTATACATGAAATCACCACACTAGGAAAGTTGCATCAATGCACCAAGAATCTTTTCATCATCCTTACTCTGTAATTCATCAATGATATGCATATATGTTTCTTGAGTAGTAGTCACGCTTGAATGTCCTAGACGTTTAGCTATGCTATGAGTTGACACCCCGTCAGCGAGTAAAATACTTGCATGTGTATGTCTAAGTCCGTGCATTGTGATGACAGTGATTCCTGATTCTTTGCATTTTCTGATCAGGTGGGAATTGTATGTTGAATTGAAAATTCGTTTATATTTGCCTGTCTTTTCATCTCGATTTACAAAAATCAATTCATCTTGAGGTAAATTTTCAATGAGCGGTTTAAACTGACCAACTATTTGCCAATCGATGCTTATCGTTCTAACAGAACTTTTGTTTTTCGTATCCTGAAAAAACATTGTAGAATTTTTGTAGTTCAATGTTTTATTAATGCTGACGGTATTTCTGGTCCAATCAAAATCAGCTGGTGTTAACGCAATGGCTTCCGCAAAGCGCATTCCTGTTTTTGCAACCAGTAAAATGAACCAATCCATATTTATCCCTTCGCCAAGTTCTAGTGATCTCAACAGCTTTTGTAGTTCGCCTTTTTGCAGGAATTTTTTCTTTTTTGGTCTCGGCGGTATTCCTTTGATAATCGCTTTGTAGGTTGGATCACGTTTAATTAGTCCTTCGTGATACATATCTCTTACACAGCTGCCAATTTGGTGATGAAAATCCATTGTTGTCTGCCGCTCATGTGTCAGAGCGTATTCATTAAGGATGCTTTGATAAGCCTTTCTATCTAATTTATCTATCGTTAAATCAGGGCAAATTTCAGTAAGGTGTTTGTGGGCTATATAATATTTACTAACTGAGATATCTCTAATTGCACCGACTTTGTAAGTTTCAATCCATTCTAAAAAATAGCCAGCAAAAAGTCTGGGACGTTTGCTCATTCGTTTTCTCCTCCTAACACGCTGGGACTTTCGATGTGATCAATAGCTTCTTCCAGCCATTCTCTGACTTGAAACTCTCTTGTGACCACATCGCTGTGCGGCATAACATTTACATCGCTAAAAGCCAACGAATCATCTTTTGAATTTTGTAAAAAGTAAATCTGTTTTATTTTTCTGTCTAGCGAATCACCGTGGACTACGGTGGCATTCATCCCACGAATAGCAAGATTGAACAGCAGGAACGGAATGGTTCTATCAGATAACTCCTCTAAATCGTAAAAAGTCATTGATGGTTTATATTCAAAAAAACCAATAGATAGTCTGTCTGCTCGCCATTTTTGTATGATCATTCCACCTGTCCCAGAAGCTACTTCATGTGTCAACCCACTTCCAGGCCCTACGATTTTTGCAATCACTTCCCCAATTGAATTTGGCGTAAAATCTTGCTTCTTAACTTTCCGATCAGCATGTTCGTCTTGAAAATATTCGTGAAACCAATCGAAAGTTAAATCTTTTTCTATTTCTAAAAATTTGTTAAACACGATTTCTCGTTTATCGCGACTTAGTAATATATTCATGAGCGCTTCTGGCGCTTTGTAGGCATCATCAACACCTAGCAATTCATTTATTTTTTCTGTTGTTAGTTTCATCGTTTTTAAAGGAGCAAAAAGCTTTTTATGCGGCCGCAAACTCCACTCCTTTCTATTTATTTTTTCTCTAGAACCTTTTTAAATATGTCATCCACTAATTTTTCTGGAATATTTGATCGTTCATTATAGCTTTTGGAAAAATTCCCCCAAGCAATTTCTTGTTTAATAACTTTATTTTTCAATCCCAAATGGATATTACTAGCAAATTTCGTGGGCTTCTGTAATGGATAATCATAATTGTTATACCTGGTTAAATTTTTAAATGGCAGTTTAAAATTCAAGACATCTTCGATATATTCCCAAATTTTGCCACTAGCGGGGTTCTCAATGATGAAATATTTTGGTTGGTACTTTTTTATAATTTTTATAGTATTAAAAACCGTTAACTCTCCATTCACTCTTTTTAAAAATTGCCTTTCATAAACATAATTAGTATCTTCGTAATCTATTGTGGTTCTTATAGTAAACGGGCTTGGTAATATCTGTGGTGCAAATAAATTATCTGTTACATCTTCTCTTTTCCAACAAGCATTACCATTTTTCATTGCACTAGCTACTGACCAGCTTTCACATGGTGGGCTTGCAATGATTAAATCTGGCTTTGGTAATTTGTCTAAAACTTTGAATAATTTATTATCATTAAACATATAAGAATAGTCCGCTAAATTCAGATGAATAAAATGGTCATTCTTATTTTCAATATCCAAACCTATGCTGTATATTTCTATATCTTCAAACTTTTGTGCAGAACGCTTATAACATCCGTTCCCACTATCAAATAGTGCCCATACTATCATAATTTCAAAGGAGTAAAGAATTCTTTACTGTGGCCACAAACTCCACTCCTTTCTGATTATTTGATTAATACATAAAATCCATTTTTCTTTGCAACGTCTCCTCGAATTCCCAAATGGCCTTCCAACTCTTCAAAGGTCCTTTTTGTAATTTTGGAAAGTTGCGTGTCATACCCCAAATTTCTAAGTGTCACGTATTCCTCTGGTGTTAATTGGTCTAAATCTATTGCCACAATTGGCGGAAAACGTTCAGCCGACGGCTTAAATGTCACACTAGTTAATTTCATTTTTTTACCTCACAATTTACCGCTTTATTTTTCGATTTAAGGCGTTTTAAATCATTTATGATTAATTACCCTAAACTAGTTTTAAAATCTAGCTACGGTTAAATCACGTTACAAAAAACAACAAATTATTTCTTCTTCATCCAAGATTGATTGCTCTTGGTTTTCTTTTTAGGTTTTTCTTGAAATGATTCTTCTTTCACTTTTTCAAGTAATTGTTTTGGCTTTTCTGGTGGAATTACAACGTTTACGACCTTTCCACCTGCCACTTCTGCAGCAAGATTCGCTAATTCATCGTCTGTAAAATGCATCGCCTGCTTAATTTGATTAGTGATGTTACCGTCTTTATCCAGATATCCACTACATTTCACTACTTTTACTTTTTCCACGTGATCACCTACTCTGTTTTTAATGTACTGCTTCAATTTTCGTATGCCTTTCCCTCGGTCTTGTCCTTTGCGGACAACCCAAGTGCCATTTATCCCGAAGTAATCAATGACACCTACAGGCGTTTCAATCGCAAATTGGCAACTATCTTCGAAGTATTCAAAGGGATATCCTAGCTCATAAATATTTTTCATTGCCTCTGTACTCATGAATTGCACATGAAATTTTCTTTTGTTTTTTAATTCTTGTGTTGGGTACTTTGTCATTATCTCTTTCCACCCCAAACCTTACAAATCGGATTCTTTGACGAATACTCCGTTTACCATTTCCCCTTGCCGATTTTTAATTTCGCTGTATGCTTGATTTAAGCATTCGTATAAGTCCATGTTATTTTGCATAGCGAGAATAATTAACGTCACAACCACATCACCTATACCATCTCTTAGATCATTTTCATTATTTCTTGCCAATGCAGCGCCAACTTCTCCGACTTCCTCAATCACTTTTAACATTTGCTTTTCTGGCTCTGCTTTATCTAAATGCTTTTCTTTCGCCCATTCTTCCACTAATTTAACTAATTCATCCATGTTTTTATCCTCCCAACAATTCTTGCATTTGTCTTTCAAATTCAGCTTGTTCTTCTGGTGAAACTTTTTCTTCTTCACCGTTCGCTTGATTCATCCACTCAGGCACCTTTTCTTGTCGAACAGGTTTATTTTGATAGCTACTGATCCCTGTATTTTTTTTGCTTGTTGCCTTAAATGCTTTCTGCGCTTCTATTGCTTCTTCAAGCGTGGTTATGCTTTTATCTTTCCAATTCGCAAAAATTTTATCCACGTATGATTTTAGCCATCTCATATCTACGCTGTACTCATAAGCCTGTTTAATGGCATGCAAAACTAGCTCTGGACCCCATTCTCTAATCCATGGACCTAAAGCACCTTTCAACAAGTTATTAGGCTGTTGTCCCCAATGGCTTTGAATAAACTCATACACACCGACATCTTCTTCATGCTCATTTATGTTTGTGTTTTCGTTTATATTTATGTTTTGTTTATGTTTATATAATGTGCCACTGTTGCGCAACTGTGTTGTACACTTTTCCGCTACTGTTTCGCTACTACTTTGTAAACTGTCTTGTACACTCTCTTGTAAACTATTTGACGTAGAAAGTTTACGTACATCTTCTTGTAAACTTCCTTGTACACTATCTGATGTATAAAGTTTACATATATGGTAAGAAGTTGCTTTTCTTCCATTGGTTTGAAAATCAATTAATCCTAGTTGTTTTAATACATTTCGATTTTTATTTATTCCTTGGCGTGAAAGACCAGCTAGAGTTTCAAGCGTTTGATTACTTGCCGTAAACCACTCACTCCATCTTGTTTTATTGTTTATGCTCATCAATGCGCGCCATAAAGCAATTTGCCCAGATGAAAGTCCCTGATTATACATTAAATAATCGTCAAACGCTAAAATCTGCTTAATATAGTCCATCATCGCACCTCCCTAGATAAGAGGGGAAAATTCCCTCTCTTTATTTATTCACTAATTAACCTCCAATATTCAACTTCTTACGTTCTTCAACGTTTAGTTTTACTGGTTTAATTTGATACTTGTTTAAAAAGTTCTTAGTACCTATCTGATGTTCTTCTTGATGATGTTGACGACAACCAGCGTAAAAAGTAAATGTTTCGTGATTAATCTTTTGACGATTTCGCCCCATACCGACTACCTCGATATGACAAACATCGGCATGTTTCCCACAAATACAACACTTACGGTATTTAAGGCAGTAATAAAACCATGTGTTATTTTCTAGCAAGTATTGGTATCTCTTTTCTAGTGGCACATCATTTTTCAAAATAAATTCGATTAAAAAACTAATCCATTCTGTTGCTTCATGTCGTGTAGCCTTACTGTGTTCAAAATACACACCGCTTTTAGCTTCGTAGTAATATTTTAAAACCCCTTCTATCCATTTAGGCTCGTCATAACTCCAACGAGCGATGTCGGCTATTAAAACATGAGAAAGTGCATTTTGTTTTTGAGACATTTGCCGATTATCTAACAGTTCAACTTTTGCCAAATTGTCATCATTGTTAGCTAAGAGATCGAGGAAATTTGAGTTAATTTCTTCCTCGAACTCGATAGCTAATTTATTTCCTTTATGTTTTATGATTTTTCCAATCATTCCATCACATCATTAAAAAATTGTTCATTTTCTAGCTTATGAATATTTCTATTGGTTAATTCCATTAGCTTATGATGTATTTCTGTGTCTAAATCTTCTATCTTTCCATCAAATTTTATAATCGTCAGAAATTGAGCTTCGACACTTTTTTCTGAAACTTTTTTTAACGCAGCTATTTTTTGGAAATTTGCTTTCAACTGTTCCAATTGTTTTTTAGTAATCTTCTTTACATTTTTTTCTTGTTTCTTGTATTCATCTGTATCCGCATCTTTTGTATCATCAATTAGATATAATCCATTTAGCGCATACTTCCGTGCATACGAAGAAGCAGTTCCAGTGATTTGGCTATCATCCATCCCTTTCTTGGTAAATGATTCTCTAGCGTACGCGGTGAAACTTTCTTTTATAATGCCATCGGTTATAGTCGCAGTTGCCTTAATGTAATGCCAATCTCCGATTAGCAAAGGTTCATCTGATAGTGTCAAAAGTAATCCTTGCTCTGCATTTAGTGGCTTCACAGCATTTAGAATATCTTCTGCTGATCGATACTTATATTTTCCAAACGAGTTGTATTGCCCTTTAGGAGCTTTTAATGCTGTTTGCACAGCAATTAGTTTTTCTACAAATGTTTTTTTATCTTCTGACATGTTCTCTCTCCTCTTTATAACAAACTGACCAACGACAAGGGTTTAATCGAATATAGTCTCCTGCATCAAAAAAGGTAACTTTAATGGGAATACAATCTTTATACTCATCAAGAATAAGTTCCATGTAATCTTCTGATTTCGTAATCTTTTCAATTGTTTTCCCTGAAATAGTATCCCTAAGCGTTACTTCCAATACTTCGTCATAGATTGTCAATACATTGTCTTTCCAATCTCTAATTTCTTCATTATCCTCTTCGCTAAGCGTTTCAGGCGATTCTGTTAAATATCTATCTAGTGCATTTGCTTCTCTACGATTCATTCACAAAACCTCTTTTCTGTGTTACAATTTTTCTAGTATAATTTTTGTGTGCGACTAATTGCTTGGCGGCATAGTCGCTTTTTTCATCATGCAATCCCTCTGCGCTCTTTTTGTTGCGCAATGTATAGTTGACTTTTTTGTTGCTTGTACCATAAATCAGCTAATCTTTTTGCTTGGTTTAACTTTTCTTTTCTAGTCATTTAAACTCACCTCGAAAAATCTTCGATAATATATCCATCAAATCGTTTGGATCATCTGTGACAAAAGTATGTGTATTTTTAGTCGTAGTTTCTGTTTCAATACCGTACATCTCTTTTAATAAACGATGTTTTGGACAATCACAATCTGATTGTTCCAGTCTTTCTTTTGCTAATGCATATTGGCTATATGCTGCAATGGCTACCATCGTACCTTTTCCAACTTGAGATATTGCCAATTTTCCTTCTAAATCGATAGCAGCCAAAGATAAACCTACATCTTCTTTCTGGCATTCTTTTGCTAGTTTTTTTAATCAATTTTTGAATTTTGTCGTTCATTTTGGTATACTCTCCTTAGTTAATTTTATATGTGTCCCCACTCGTCAAAAAACGAGTGAGGCTCTTTTTATTTACGCAATAATTGTTACTGAACCTTTTTCAACATACTCATTTAAAGATTGAGTTAAATATTCATGAATACGTTCCATAGCTACATGTTTCCAAATCCCACCATCTGCTTCGAACAATGCGCAATGACCATATTTATTGATTCTAAAAACAAATGGGCTATCTGGCTGTTCAACTTCTAAAAATGTTCGATAAGGTCTTAAATTTGCTGGACTAGGTACTTCTGCTTTTGTGAGCGTTGCTGCTCCTTCTTTTACTGTAGCAACTTGAGAAACTCCGTTATCAACTAAATCTCCCCCGCCTTCAATTCGAATAGCGCTGGCACATTCCAGAATAGCTTTTGCATCAAGATCACGTTGAATAAGAGATTGAACATTAATAATAAATTCTTCTGAATCCATAAAGCGACTATATGGAAACACTTCTAATAACGCTTTTGCTTCAATAATTTTTTCACGCTTACGGTCTGCATCTAAAGCTGAATAAACAGCAACGTTTGTTGGGCTTTCAACATGAATTAATAAATTTGACGTAATTTCTTCATGGGAAAATTTTGATTGTAGATAACCAATTAATCCAGATAAAGAATTAACTGTGAGTGTTTCTGCTCGTTTAATTGGATCGAGTTCAACTAAATCCGCTTTTGAACGATCAAAAAATACTTTTTCCTCTTCTTTATAAATAATTTTTTGGTCATCACGTAACCGTACTGCATACGCTAAAGCTTCTTTTAAATGTTCTGACATAATATTTCACTCCTAGTTTGTTTTAAATTTTTTTATTTTATCTGTTTCTTCAATTTCTTCTACTGGTGTGCCTTTATCATCTTTCAATTCAGAATCATCTGGATCGAAATACATCTGGCCTCGTTGTCCACTTTTCAATTCATTTGCTAACGGTTTTCCTTTACCATCTTGACCAATAATAATTTTTGAAGTTAATGCTTCTCTTGGAACTAATTTTGATTTCACTTGATAATCAATCAAAATATCTTCACGATATTCGTCTGGAATAATCGTTAAATCAATTGTTATCTTTCTCTTTTTTGTAGGATCGGTATTAGGATCATTAATATTGTTAATGACTTGAGCAAGCTCATAATCAAATCGTTCTTGTAATCCTCCCTCACTAATCCCACTTAAAGGAACATTAATATTTTTTGACATTTTATTGCCGTCCTTTCTGTGATATAATTTATTTAGATTCTATTCACTTTATTTCCCCTGCTTTAGCTCTAACTAAAGTGGGGCTTTTTATTTTGTCTTTTTTTAGAATATTGGTATTTTGCTTCATCCCAATTGAAAAACCAATGAATAAAGAAAGGTGCACTTAGTGTTGCTAGTATTGGCATTGAAAAGTGACTTTTCAGCAATACACCTAGCGCAATCATCAATAAAAATGCGCCTATCAATCGTGCTTCTCGGATTGCTTTCATGTTGTTAACCTCCTATACTTTTTTTAATATAATTTAGTTGAAAATGGGGTGATTAATTATCAAGCTTAATCGACAAATAGATAGCTATAATTACTAAAATCCCTAAAACTATAAATCCTTTCCAAAACTCTGGATTGATTAAAAAATTAAACATTAGCTTCCATCCTTTTATTTACTGATCTAGCTCACTTCTTTAAACATATCTCCGTTTCCATTAGCCATATCAATTCTTGCTTGTAATTCCAAGTCAGGCTTCCATTTAGGAATTAGAGTTAATGCTTCTTCATATCGAACTTTTGGAATATCTACATAAGAGGCTACATCGAATAATGCTTTCAATTGTTTATAGCAATTACTAAAGGCTGATTGCTTAATACTTGAATCCTTATAGGCCAATGTTTTTTTGCCACCTAATACTTTGATAACAGTTGATGAAACTAGTCCTTGTATCTTTCGTTGTTGGCTTCTATTAATTGTTGTTTCTGTTTCTAGCTTATCTAAACGTTGATTTACAAGAGTCAATCCACGTTCATGTTTTAACGCAGCTTCTAATAACAATTCTGTGTTATTAATCGGTAAGTTTGATTGAGTTTTGAGCAGTTCCTCCATTTGGTTAAAAGCTTCAATATATTTCAGTTTAAACTTAAGAGCTTTTTGACCAGTGAATCCCATTGCTAGTAACGTGAATCCGTCACGGTTCATAATGATTTGTCTATATTTTTGTTTGTTTTGTGGATGAATATAGCTATCTTCGTAAAATAGGTCTGCGTAATTTTCCGCAACCCCCTCTTTTAAATCATCAATCGCTGCTAAAACATCACGATGATTTTTATTAAACGTTGCTGCGACTTGTAAACTAGTTGTTACTGCTTGTTGGTTTTTCGTAATTACTAGATTTTCCATCTTCTTTTCCTCCTTTAAATTTCAAAAGTTTCTTTTAGAAATCTTTGTAATTCAGATCGTTCAATCCGAATATCCTGATTACTCCATTGTTGAATTTTTAAACCTTTTGAAATCCAATTATTCAATTTTTCATCGCCAATCTCTAAAATCTTTCTTACTTGCGATTTGTTAGGATATGGTGGTAATTCAATAACCTTGGTCAACAAACTTAAACGTTTTTCAACCTCTTTTAAAATGACAAAGGTAATATTATTAGCTAATTCATCTTGAATTACCTCATCAGGTATATTCAGCTGCATATACTACACCTCCTGTTTTTCATTTTCTAATAACTCGTCAACAGATACATTTAAATAGTTGGAAACTTTTTTTAAACTAGATAAATTAGGATTTTGCTTATCCCATCTATAAATTGCGTTTTCCCCTACCCCTGATTCTTTACCAATTTTTTTAACAGTTAAATTTTTTTCTAACGCAATCTTTTTGATATTTGCAACAATAGACATTGTCATTACCACACCTCCAATCCTTTATGATAAAAATAGTTGACAAAACTACCAAATATGGTACTATAGACATAAAGAAATAAGCATATCAAATCCGCCAAGATTTTATACTATTTTTTAGTATTATTTTGCTCATTTCTAATATCTGAAATCAGTATACTACCGAATTAGATAGTTGTCAACCATTTTTGGTAGATAATTTTATTTAGTGTACTTTTTTCTCTGAAAGGTGATTATATGAATACGTTGGAAAGAATAAAGTTACTTGCTAAACAAAGAGGAATCACGCTCAAAGAACTTGCTAGCAAAGTTGGTATAGGGGAAAATTCTCTTTACCGTTGGGATAAAACAAGCCCTCAGTCTGACAAATTACAAAAAGTAGCAGATTATTTTGATGTTTCCACTGACTATTTACTTGGTCGTACTGAAAAGAAAAAATATTATGAGTTATCCAATAAAGAAAAGAAGGATATTGCTATTCAAGCAGAAGAATTAATTGAAGGTATAGCTAATGGCGAAAATCTTAATTTTTACGGTGAACCAGCTACTCAAGAACAAAAAGACCGTCTTTTAATTGCTATACGTACTGCGATGGAAATGAACAAAGAAGAAGCCAAAAAGAAATTCACACGTAAAGATTATAGAAACTAATAGGGGTTGGTATTATGAATAATTATGTCGAAAATCAATTCGATAAAATCGTCACAAAATACCAACCTAGCAGTGTCTACGACTTGGTAAAAAAGGCGAACTGTAAAATACTTTATGCTGATATAGATGATGAAACTGGAGGTTGTACACAAACTAACAACAGGTGTCATACGATTATTGTTAACGCAAATTGGCCTGAGCACTATCAAAAGTTTGTGATATTACATGAATTCAGTCATATAAAACTGCACAAAGGTGCTAGTACGCCTTTTTACCGTTCTTTAGGGTTAGATACATTTGTTTCTAAAATGGAATGTGAAGCAAATTCTCTCGCTATGAAATTACTTCTGCATATGCAAGATCAATCAATCATGCACGGACTAACAAAATTTCAAATTATGGATTATTTAGGATTACCACACGAACTATCAAGATACTTTTAAATAGCCATTCGGCTATTATTAATTTCACAAAAAAAGAACGTATGTTCAAAAGGAGTAATTAAAATGACTGACTTTAACAAAGCTTTAACTGCCAAGGAACTGATTTCCATACTAAATACAGTGCCACCAGAAACAAAGGTGCACTTTATCGGGGCCACTTTATGTTCAGGAAATTTACTTCCATTCCACGCACCTGTTTTTCGAGTATCAAAAGGGTATAAAATTACAAGCAACAACGAATTGTCTATAGGACTATTTGGAGTTCAAAAAAGTGATATAGAATTAAATATAGAGGGAAAATAATATGATAACATTTAATGATTTAACAAAAAATGAAAAGAAATTAGTACTACAAATGATTAGTGAATCGTTGGCTGGGGCAGAATTTTTCTCGAAAGAAAAATTAACAGAACACGATCGTGGGGTAATTTTTGATTATCTAATCAACAACTTACAAACAACTATAAGATTTAGGGATAACAATAAAAATCATCCGCGCTTTGAAGAAATAAATGAATTATGTAAAAAATACTGGGAGAGATAAAAATGGCAATGATTAGGCAATATCAAAAGAAAAGCGGCGAAAAAGCATGGTACTTCAAAACCTATCTTGGGATTGATCCACTAACTAAAAAAAAGAAATACACTACCAAGAGAGGATTTAAAACACAAAAAGAAGCAAAAATTGCATTGGCAAGATTAGAGATGGAGATTGAACGTAACGGAATAAAGCAATCTTCTTCTATAACATTTCAGGAGATAGCAGTATTGTGGCTTGAAAACTACAAAAATACAGTTAAAGATAGTAGCTATTCTCGTACTAACATAATTTTCAATAAACATATTTTTCCTCACTTCGGAAAAATTGAAATAGCAAAAATAAATACAGCTTATTGTCAAAAAATAGTTAATAACTGGCACACTAACGGGACATCAAAACAATACCCTTTA